GTCACAAGGACACAGACATCGGGCCAATCAGACCCGACGGATGTTGCCGGTCACCCAACTGGCACAGGGCACGGTCGGAGACGAACCGCCAACGAACGCCGGGGTCAGGACAGAGCGGACATACCGCTTGGTCCGGATCCCACGGAGCTTGCCCACCGAGCTGCCGGCGGTCATGACGAGGGTCGTCTGGGTGGCGATGTCCGCCCAGGTCGAGCCGTCGTCCGACTCTTGCAGCTTGGCCGTCACGGTGAAGCTGGTCGGCGAGCCAGTGGCCGCACCGGTCAGCACCGCCAGAGACACGGGGCCTTCGACTCCGTCACAATCGACCGAGCTGCCGTTCGCGGCAGTGGTGCCCGACAGGGCCGAGCTGCCCGGCAGTTGGCTGGGGCCACCGCCGAGCTGATTCACAACGTCAAACGCGGGTCCGCTCATAATTCATTCCCCCTGGGGGTTGAGGTTTTGGAAACGTGTGGTCGGGTCAGCAGCCGCAGCCCGATCAGGACAGCAGCAGCGTGTCGCAGGTGATGAAGGCGTCCTCGTAGCGGAGGCCCGCGTCGAGGTGCTGGATCACCCGCAGCCAGGTCTGATCCTGCTGGAACGGGGTGTCGCCCTGCGTCGAGGTGGCGAACTCGGCCACACCGACACGACCGATCAGGTGGTGAGCGAACACACCGCAGAGCACCTGCGTGAGGTTCGAGGCCGAACCCTTGGACCGGTTGCCCGGCACCTGGGTTGAGGTGACGATCGGGTAGCCGGACAGACGACCCTGAAGGCCGTTCTGCTGAGCGCCGCGGTCGATCTCGAACAAGAACTCGCCCTTCGCAACGGTCGTGGTCCCGTTGTAGACCGAGGCCCGGCGGTTGCTGATGGCGGCCCGCATCAGGGGACGCATCACCCACGCCGCGCCGAGACCGGCCACGTCGTGATTGGCTTCCTCCAGCTTCCCGAGCATCGTGTTGATGTCTTCGGCCTCCAGCGTGTCACCGTTGGTGCCGGTGGTGCTGGCGGTGTGAGACTGGATGCCCGAGTACGACAGCAGGCCCTTGGGCCGGACGGTCGAACCCTGACCGGTCAGGAACGCGAGATCGGCAGCGAGGGCCATCACGCGAGCCATGTCGGCACGGACGAACGCCTCGACCGACGGGTTGCCAAACCGCAGCAGCTCGTTCGGGAGCTTGACCAAGGTGGCCAGCTTCTTGGCGATCATGTCCACATCGCCGGTGACAGGCTCGCTCGCCGTGATCGAGGCCGACTCGCCGACCCAGTACGCGGTGGTGGCACCGGTCTGGCGGGGGAATCGGAGGCGACCATTCGGGGGGAGAGCCAACTGGGTCGAACCGGCTCGGGAGAAGACCTCCTTCGCCCGGATCAGCTCGATCAGGTCGCCCATCATTGTGGGGCCGAGCAGCACTCCGAGACCGGTGTCATCGAACTGCGACAGGCCCTGGCGGACCGACTGGAACCGCTGGGAGATCCAGTGCAGTTCGTTCGGATCGGTGCCGATCACACCCTGCCGGACGGTCGCCCGCAGATCGGCCCGCTGCTGTTCCGACAGACCGGGGATGGCGTCGGTCCACAGGGGAACCAGCAGGCTGTTGCCCTCCGACGGCAGGAAACCCTGTCGCCGCATGACGTCGGACAGCAGGTCGTGGACCTGCAGCTCGACCTTGCACTCGTTGCGGTCGATGGCACCCTGCCGGAGGGCAGCCGCCTTCGAGAACGAGTAGCCACGCGAGCCCATCGAGTCCTCGCCCTGCCGAATGCCGGGCGCGGCTCCGGGAGCCCCGAACAGCTTCGAGGCGGCGGACTGGGCCTGGGGGGTCGGCTGGAGCAGGCCAGTGACCTGATCCTGCAGGGCCTTGTGAGCCTGCTGCACCGGAGCGAGCTGATCGGCCACCGTCTGACGGATCGCCGAGAGGAGTTCCGCCTGTCCATTCACGGGAGCATGCGAGGGAGTGGGGGCCGCATCAGGGTTCACCGGAGCGGCGGCAGAGGGAGCACTCATGGGGTGTTTCTCCGGGCCCTAGTTATGGGCCAAAGGGGAAAACGGGACGGGTTTCAGCGACCGCTGATCTGAGC